ATGTTCGAAATCATCTTCAAGTAATTTATGATTTAAATTAGCTATTTGAATTTTTAATACTTCACTCGATTTTATTAGATTATCTAATAGTTCTCTCATTTCTCGTTTAGTCATTTATTTCTCCTTTTTTTTCCATTTTTCTATTATTTGTTCACCTGTCGAGTCATCGATATAGTAAACAACTCCATTTATTGTGATATAAACACAATTCTCTGATTTTACCTCTATTATCATTCGTCTACCTCCCTACATACTTTCTTTGCTTTGAGCGTTGCTCGGTTAGAAGTTTTATTCTCTCTTCGAAGATCAAAGATTAAATTAATCCCTAACTTCTCTAAGAGTTTATTGACTTCACTTTCGTAGTCTAAGACTATCTTTTCGATAGCCTCGGACCGTGGCACGTTGACCGTGCTTTCTTCTAATATTTGATAGAGTTTCCATTCTCTCATGATGCCTCCTTTAGTTGTTGTTCTAGAAATCTTTTGATCTCTAAAGTTTTGTTGCTCCTATTAAAAATCCTGTCCATAAAATTATCGTAAAGAAAATTTTCAACTTGTTCTTTACTCCAAGATTTGGGACCAGATAGATAATCAAAAAGTTTATCTTTATCTTTTTTATAAACGTTTCGATGCTGTCCTGTATAAAGAGCGACTGCCTCATAACTTCTTTCTTTGTGTTTAACAAAGATTAAAGTATCAGCTATCGGTAAACCTTTGGGGTCCTCCAAATAGCCTTGATGTATAGTCCAAGTCATTAGTCCTCCAATTCTTCTAAGATATCGTCAATATCTTCTAAAGATAAATCAGAACCTAATAACTCATCTAAGGTTTGTTTTTTGTTCATTTAGCCTCCCTTGGATTTATTCTTTGAATAGAGTCTAGTTCTTCATTTAGTTTTTTTCTAATTAATATTCTAGTCTCTATTGATTGACTAGCCCACTCACAAAGATACTCTACTATCTCTGTTGGACTTTTTGTTTTTTGTAAGTTTTCTACTTTAAATAATAAAGAATTAGCAAACTCATCTTTTGCTTTTAGTTTTGCTAACTTATTTTTTAAAATATGTCTGCTTCTAGCAATATCTTGTAGATGCAATGGTAAGTTATCTAACATAATATTTCCCTTTCTGAACGTTATAAGCGTTCAGATAAAGCCAACAAAGGCTTTATCAAAATGCTTATCAAATACCGAAATTTTGAATTAAGATGTACAAAATTATGCATAGTAAAATTGTGTTAATCATCTTTTGCTCTTTTTTTTAGAAGTTTATTTGTTTCCTTCTCTCTATGTTTTTTTCTATTCTCAATCATCTTTAAGAATTTTTTGTACTCTTCTTCTGTACCTCTCCAAAACATATTGGGGACATCATAATAAAAGAGTCTTTGGGTGACTTTTCCACATTTCTTTTTATGGATAAAATCAAACCATATGCAACCATTGACCTCACGAATGGCATGTAAAATTAAATCAGGGTCATTAGTCTGATAATTAATTTTTCTTCCATGAGTCATACGTCTTATTTTTTGTTGTTCGGTCATTTAGCCTCCTTGTTGATAAATTTCAAAACATACTTTTTTGCTTCGTCATCATTTTCAAAATGCTTACATTCATCACAACGTTGTAAGTCAGGATTTCCGTCTTCATCGTTGGATAAAAGAAAATGATTATCATCACAAGCTTCACAGTATTCTTTGTTCATATCGCTCTCCTTTTTATTTAAAAGAATGCCTTGGGTGTCGTGGGATTTGATGTGACTCATACCCACAAGCTTTTGATAACAGACCACATCTGATTATGAGAACATAATCTCAGTTTATACGTGGACCTACTAACTACGACCTCTGAAAAAACTGACCCATTTGGGCATTTAAAATTCATTGGTCTACCTTATGCCTCTGTCAAAACATTGTTCAGTCAGACCCTTTGACAATTTCGAACCTGTCAAATTAAGGCATTCTTCTAAATAGTTCATATATATTATATTGTGTTATTTTATCTTTTTTTCAACTAAAAGACAAAATTAATTTTGGTCTGTGGGAATGTGAAGATTAATACCAACCCTTCGAGTATACGATCTCTATCTTTTGATATTCTTTTAGTTCACTATAGACCTCCCACGAGCCTGAGCATGTTAAGTTTGCTTTTTTTTAAGTGGTTGTGAAAAACTTAGGGACACCCCTAAAACCAATCCACAGCAATGTAGGGACCATAGACACGTCTATTGATTGAGTCATGACTTCAACCTCAACCGTGCTTAGTATTGTTACCCATTGCACAATGCTTTTACACATTGTCAAAGACCCCCAATCGGAGTCTTTGAAAATGTATATGGAATTTAGAAGCTAGGGTCCCAATATTCGGACCTAGCACCTAGAGAGATATGATTACCGTCTTTCTTAAAACGGTTAGTCTTAGGACTAAATTCTCTAGGTTCGAGAATAAATCCCTTCTCCCCCTCAGAGGTTTCGATATCGATAACCTCAGCGTAATGTTTACGCCCTTGAGGATTAGGCGTAAATTCATAAGTTTGACTTTCTGAAAAGCCATTCTTATCGGTACGCTTAGCGTGATCTCTTTGGACCACAACGTAGCGTCTGCCATTTTTTTTGGTGATTACGTCAATTAGCGTACCACCATGACGGTCTGACCAATAATAGATCGTAGCGCCATTACCTATGGTCAAAGCCTCGGGCTTGTACCATGAACGAGAGGATATCCAATTGGATACGCTCCCAAATTGTACACCAATTTTATTGGGTAACAATTTTTGGTTAGATAAAATTCTAATTTTGTCCATTAGAACCTCCTTTGTTTTCTTTAAAGTATTGTAGAAGATACTCATGTTCATAAGCCTCTTCCCACAAATCGCAAAAACGTTTTAACCATTTTTGTTGGTCTTCGGTCAAAGAGTCATCAAACATTAAAACTTCGTCTGCTGAACCTTTGTCCACGTTTTTGTTTTCGTCTTTGTCTAGCCAACGATTATAAATTTCGACTAGGTTAGTGATGTGATCTGCCATTATGCCCTCCTTAAAATTTTTCCTGTTGAAATTTCTTCAAGGATTACTTCGTCATAGCCTTGTTCAAGCCACTCTTCGAAATGTTCAGTGGCTCTATCTAGATCAACGTAATAATCATCAATATCACCTACCCAAACAATGTAGTTGTATTTCATTTACGCCTCCTTTGTTAATAGTCTCCGAAATTCTGAGTCAACGACTAATTCAAATTTAAAGCCTAAGTCTAATATTGATCGGACATGATGATCAGTAAAAGTCTTAGTACACAGTAGTGAAGCAAATTTCTTTGCTTGTTCACATACAGGGTAAACTAGGTCATTTCCGTAAACGACCTTATTTTTTACTTTTAGTATATTGTTCATTTTGCTCTCCTTTTGTTAAACGTTGGGTCCTGAAAGACATTGTCCGACTCAATATCAAAGGATATTGCTTCTCTAAGATCGGACCGTTTTCTTTCTAAGGGGGGGACCCTCACACCGTCTCACTTTCTAGGTAACTTTAGGGGTTAGCGTTATCAGTTGAATAATATAAATGGATAGACTGATTAAAGTATAGCTTCTTTTGTTTCCCTGAGCGTTACCTTGCTCTACGTTTCCGTTTTAAGGTCTTCGTTAATGAATTTAATTCGCTTTGACCTTTATTTGAGTTTCTCATCAGTAGGCTCTCTCAACTCATGAACCTAGACACGGACCGTTTATCGTGGACCGTGTTTCGTGGATTAATTAAATATAAAATAAAGTGCGATAGGTAACTTAATCACAAAATAAATAATAATGATGCGATCAAGAATTTTTTCGCCTTTTGTTTTTTCATACATTTAGTCCTCCAATCTTTCTATTAACGTTTAATGGTTTAAGCGCTTTACCTTTAAAAGTATCAATCATTCTTTGAAATTCTTTTTCAGTAAAACGATCACCGTGTGTTGCGACTCTAAAAGATACATATCCATTTTCCTCAGCCCATTTCTTAGCTTTTTCTAAATGCTCTAGGTCCTGAGTTTGAGTAATAATTTCTTCTAGGTAGTCAGGTTGGTTAGGTTTATTTCCATAAAGAATAAACCAATCACCTTTTTCTATTTTTACGTTAGTCATTTAGTCCTCCAATCTTTCTATTAAGACTATTTTATTGTTTTCGAAGTAGATTAGATACTCAGTTCCATTTACTTCTCTTGTAAGTTTAACTGAGGTCCCTGTCCCTGTGTACAGTTGATCACCGTAAGGAATTCGTCTGAGGGCCTCAATTGCTTTTAACGTTTTACCGTCTTCTCTGTTGGCTCTTACTATTTTCATTCTTACACCCATTTCTCTACTAGCTTGTCATAAAATTGAACTAACTGTCTTTTAACAGTTGGCGTTACTTTTAGAAATCTAGCTGTTTGGTAATCGTTTCTTTTTGCTTCAATCCATTGTCTTAAAACAAAAGGTATAAACTCATCATGAAATTCATATCTTTTTGTTTCTTCATTCCAATGGTCTGAAAGTTCGGTAGGTAGATAACCACAATACTTTTCTTGACAATGAAGTAAATATTCTAGTTCTTCCCACAATTGGTCTTCATCATGGGTTATATTAAAAATATAGTCCCAGATGATTTGTTCTAAATCATTTTTTTTCATTTTTATGCTCTCCTTTTTGGGTCTCTTCAGTATGTCCCTAACCCTAGACATAGACGCCCTAAAGGGCGTTTCGATTAGTCTTGCACAATTGAAATAATTTCCTCAATTGGAAAATCTTCGCTTGTAATTTGAAGATTATGCCAATTTAACTCTTTTCTTGGTGAATTAGCGTCAAGACCACACCAATGGCAATATAATTTCCATAGTTGATCTTTAGTTAAATTATTAACGTCTATTGTCATTTTATGCTCCTTTTTAATTAACCAATCTGATATTCATCATGGTTTTCTTCAGCTTTTTTTACTCTGTTAAATAATTTATTAGCTAGCCTTAGATCGTCTTTTAAAGACTCTAGACGATTATCTTTTTCAGTATATTCTGAAATTGTTTCTTCTAAATCGTTAGCCACTCTAAAAATATGAGTTCTTAAAAACTGAAGTTCTTCAAGTTTAGTTACTTTCATTTTATGCTCCTTTTGTTATTGGGTTCCTCATCAGTACGCTCCTGACCCTGAGCGTAGACGCCCCAAAGGGCGTTTCGTTTATTTTATATATTGCATGGCTTTATTAAAACCGACTACAAAGCCTAATAATTCATCGGTAGAATTAAATCTCTTAAAGTCCTCACAATATTGGTTATAACCGATATTAATTGAGTAAGGATTAAAAGAAATTCCGTCTGCACTAATTTTAAGTTTTGTTTTTTCGTCTGATACTGAATATAAATTTTTTGTAAATTCAGCGCATTGATTTGCGTAATAATATTTATTATCGCCTGACAATCTAAAATTAATGTCTAACTTATTGTTTTTAAATTCTAGTTCTCTAAGTTCAATAAATTCTTCCATAGTTGTCTCTAAAGTGCTTTCGAATTTATTTTTTAGTTCGATCATTCTTTGTGATTGTTTTAGTGGTAAGTTTCTCATTTTTATGCTCCTTTTTTTTTAATTGTGGGTCTCATCAGTATACTCCTAACCCTGAGTATAGACGCCCCTAAGGGCGTTTCGAAAATGTTTATGCGACTTTACTTTTGGCTAATTCTTTTAAATAGATTTTATTCCAAACTATATCGTGCCATTTTTTAACTAAAACCTTTTCTTTGGCTCTAGCTTCAATTTCCCAAGGTCTCTCTTTGTAGGGAATTGATTGTTTAGGACCTAACTCTTTGCCCTCCCAACGTGCATGTAATTGACCGTCAGATTTCCAATATCTTTGTTGATATTGTTTTGTTGCGATCTGTTTAACATGAACTAATTCATGGGCTAAAGTTTCAAAGATGTCAGCATTGTGATCAATAACAATCTTATGCTCTTTGTCAGGCGCTGAACCTTTTGCGTTTGCTATGTGAACACCCTCACAATTAGAACCCCAAATCTTTTTGACTGTGGTTTTTCTAACGTGAATTTTAATTTTTAAAGTGTTCTGAAGTTTTTTAGATATCAACTCCCCTAAAAATAGGTTTGTTGCTTCTGTTAAATCTGCAACTAATGTTGCGCATCTTTCATTTCTTGGAAGAGATATTTCTAGTTTCTTTGTCATTTTTTTACTCCTTTTGGGTTGCTCATCAGTACACTCTTAAACCCTAAGTGTAGACACGGACCGTGGACCGTGTTTCGAAAATATTTATTCTGATTGTAGTTTGTTCATGTGATCAAGTTGCTCAGAAGAAAACTGAATTCCACTCTGATCGACTATTTTATTTTTTAAAACATCTACAAAGTTGTCATAATCTGTGTTAACAAATTTCAGACCTCTTTTTCTTTTAGCCTGACTTTCTTTCCACAGTAAATGATCAAGAAATTTTGCTTGTTTTTCTGTTAAATAAACAATTTTTTCAGCTTCAATCATTTAGTCCCTCCCAAATCCCTTTGGTAATTCTAATCCCTCAATATCTGCGATATTGGACTCTAAATCGTCAAGTTCTTGACTATCAGCAATTGCTTCTAGTTTCTCATATAAAGCTGAACTTTGTAGATTTTCAGGAAGATTGTCTTTCCAATCAGTGTATTCTTCTCTGAGTGATTGAAGTTCAGAAAATCCTGAGTTAAGTAGGTTGATAGCATTTTGCCAACGTTGTGGTCTTGATAGTTGTTTAGTCATGATAATATGCTCCATTCCGAATGCTTATGCATTCATGATAAGGCTAACTAAGTAGCCCTATCAAAAATACATAAAAACTTTTTATTCGACTGTTTCCTTATCGGTGTCACCGATTGAACTCTTTGTTCTGAAGACTACCTCTAAGCGTTTCAAGATAAGGTTTGGACCCCTACCCCAATTGGTTCGAGTTATCTACGCACTAAGGGGCGATTATATCTTGCCCAACCTTAGCAACCCACCGAGTCCGAAGACCCAAGAAACTTAATTCTTTGAGTGTTTTAGCACCTTAGACCCATTTTTGCGAATTCTGAATATATTGTCGGTATTCCCCAAAACGTTGGTAACTGACCTATCGTCATTCAGTGTGGTTTCTAAAGTATGGTTTGTTGTCATTAAGGAAGAGACTAATCATTTATATGATAAAGTCAAACATTATTAGATAAAAAAGGATAAATAATTAAAAATAATTAAAAAAAAATGGTCATATTTTATTACTATTAGTAAAGTTATCCACAGGCATTTTTTTGCGTTTTTAGGGTGTTTTAAAAGGGTCTGTGTATGATTTTATTAGATAATTTATTATATGCTGTATGGCTCTTAAAACCGTTTTTTAGGCTATTTTGATTTTGGAGATTTATAATATTTTATTGCAAATTGCGACACGGACCGTGGACAGCGAACAAAGTATGAACGAACAAAATACGAACAGAGTGGACCGTTCACCGTGGGACACACACATCACAGTACTAGGAGTTTTTTGAAAAAATAAAAATAAAAAATAAAAAAATTTAAAAACAAGTGTGATAGTGTCCGCTTATGCGTTTTAACCTTATTTAGGTGGGTTTTACCCATCACACTTCTTATTTTTAGTAGTGTGACTAGTGTGATAGGTGGGTATTGATTTTACTGACTTTTTTTGACCCTCTAGGCAATTGAAGACTTTTTCTTAATTAAAATTTTTAAAATAAATTACTGAAAAATTACTAGTACCAAGAAAATAATTTCGTAATATGTAACTGTATATTATTTATGGCTGACGAAAAAAATCTTTATAAAATGGTAAAAGAAAAGCTTAGTGATTTTAACCCAATTAGGATTGAAACAACTACAATAAACGGTTTTCCAGATTTAATTTTATTTAACCGAAATAAAAACGTTTTGTTTATTGAATGCAAGGTTTGTGAGCGTTCTAGATTGTTACAGTCTTTAAGACCTCACCAAAAAGCGTTCCACTATAAATATAAACAAATTATGAAAGGATTATTTATCTTGCAACGCTCTGTCAAAGAGAGAGCGTTTTTTCTGTATAGGTCCAAGGATATCGACTTTCTGTCAGAAAATAGCGATAATGCACCACTTTGCACGGTCAAGGTGGGCGAACCGTGGACCACGATCAGCGAAATTTTGCATGAGTACCACTAGATATAGATTAAATTATCCACGAAGCGCGAATAATGGCGAAAAATATAGCGTTTTCGTGACTGATAATATGTATTATGCAACAATAGGGTCTAGGTACTTAGGGGCAACGGTCCGAGGTCCGAAAATCGCGAATACCCACCCCCAAAAAAATAGCCCTGACCCCGTGGCCGAGACCCAAGCCCTGGCAACATTGACAGACTATAGGAGTCAAAAATGCATATAGATTATTCAAAGCTTGATCCAAACCAATTAAAGGCGATGGTATTGCTTAGAAGACGCATCGAACAAGAAGGTGCGCGTGGAAATTTTATGAGATTTGTTAAATCAGTGTGGCCTGAGTTTGTTGAAGGTCAACATCACATTAAGATCGCAGAAAAACTTCAGGAATTTTTGACAGGTAAGAACAAAAGATTGATTGTTAACATGCCCCCACGTCACACAAAAAGTGAGTTTGCCTCATTTTTATTCCCGGCATGGATGATGGGGCAAAATCCCCGGCTAAAAATTATTCAAGCGACTCACACAGGTGAACTTGCTATTAGATTCGGTAGAAAAGTTAGAAATTTAATGAACACAAAAGAATATAAGGGAATATTCCCTGATGTTAACTTGAGAACAGACAACCAAGCAGCAGGTCGTTGGGAAACTAACCTTGGTGGTGAGTATTACGCGGCAGGTGTGGGTGGTGCAATCACAGGTCGTGGTGCTGATTTATTAATTATTGACGATCCCCATTCAGAACAAGATGCTTTGTCCGAAACAGCCATGGATAATGCTTACGAATGGTATACCTCAGGTCCTCGACAGCGTATGCAACCAGGGGGAAGTATTGTAATCGTTATGACTCGATGGTCTGATAAGGACCTAACAGGTCAACTCATCAAAAAGATGGGTGATCTGAAAGCAGATAAATGGGACATCATAGAATTCCCGGCAATTTTAGACGATGATGACGAAGAATTAAGAAAACCTATTTGGCCACAGTATTGGCAACTCAATGAATTAGATAAAGTGAAAGCTTCTCTTGTTCCTAGTAAGTGGAATGCACAGTGGCAACAGAATCCTACTCACGATGGTACGAGTATTATTAAACGTGAATGGTGGAACATTTGGGATAAACCTACTCCACCTGACTGTGTGTTTAAAATTCAGAGTTATGATACAGCATTTTCCAAAAAGGAGTCTGCTGACTACTCAGCCATAACAACTTGGGGAATATTTTCACCTAATGAAGGAAAAGAAACCCATTTAATTTTGTTAAACTCCATTAAAGGTCGTTGGGACTTTCCTGAGCTTAAACAAGTTGCTAAAGAACAACTAGCAGCGTATAAGCCTGAGAGTGTAATTATTGAAGCAAAGGCTTCAGGTACACCCTTGATACATGAGCTTCGGCGATTCGGTGTTTACGCGCAAGCTTTCTCTCCGAACCGAGGCATGGATAAACATGTAAGATTAAATTCTGTAGCTCCTATCTTTGAAGCTCGCCATGTTTGGCGTACCAATGATAGTTGGGCCATAGATTTACAAGAAGAACTAGCCGCGTTCCCTTATGGTGAATACGATGACCTAGTTGATGCAACCACCTTAGCTTTGTTAAGGTATAGACAAGGGAATTTTGTTCATCTTAGAGACGATGAAGATGACATGATTCCAAGGGATATGAGAAAATATGAATACTATTAAAAAACTAATTAATCCTGATGACAGGAGACTTAAACAAAAATTAACGCCTAAACAAATGATCTTTGTTTACGAGTATGTTCACAAAGTTTTGCTCGGTGAGATATCCGCTGCCGAAGCGGCGCGAAAAGCTGGCTATTCTCAGAATAGAGCTAGACAAACAGCCACGGATTTATTGAACCCTCACTTGAATCCTTTTGTGGTAGAAGCGATCCAAGAAATGAAACAAGATCTACACCAAGTTTATGGCGTGTCCACTGCTTCTCATTTAGCTTCTCTCAAACAAATTCGTGACGAGGCACGGTCCAATAAGCACTATTCGGCAGCTGTGGCAGCTGAAGTAAATAGGGGTAAGGTCGCAGGCTTTTACGATACAAAAGTGCAAAGCGATACACCTTTAGAGAACATGAGTAAGGATGAGCTCATAAAAGTTTTAGAAAATTACGATAAGCATGGTATAACTCATGACACAAAGTTAATTATTGACGATGATAAAGAGGCCATGACCCGCGGCCCGTTGATCGTGGAAGGAGATTAATGTTACAA